GTAGTGATCTTGGGCAGCAGTCTATCACACACTCGCAGAAATGTCAAGACCCCGCTCATAAGTTTTTCCAGGACTTGACAATACAAAAATATCAGTCTTCCTTATAAATACTGATTGGAAGATTGACAATATCGCTCAGACATTCTATACTAACAAAGTATCACCAACGGAGTCAGTCTCATGTCAGTCGCTATCAGTCAGGCACAGAAACAACGTTACAGAATCACACTGGATCTTGAGGTTCTGGAAGACTTTGACCCGCATCAGATTTCATGGGAGGATCTCTTTGAACTTGAAGGCTCAGAGAGGGTGATTGATAGTTACGTAGAAGACCTGAGCACACCTGTCCGTTGGTAGATTGGCAGTCTATGTGATACTTAAGAACACGGGGGTTGACATCAGTTAGTCTCCGTGATATGATGGCAGTGGGTATCAGTGAAACACAGTGTTTTGATGCGGCGTTGTTATGGCGTTGCGCCGCGTGCCCGTATATAAAAAACGCTAACTACCCTAACCTACAGAGGTGACAATTCGACCTCTAAATATCAAAAAGAAAAAAAATTTCCGCGCCAAAAAAAAAAATTCCCGGAGGAAAAAATCCAATGGAAAAGGTTTATCACATCTACGCAAAGAAAGAGTGTTTATATAACAACTTAAATGAGGAACAATTTAATAATACATGGGAAACCCTCAAGGGAATGGTTGGTCTAATGAAGACTGATTATGAACTTGGGGATTTATCGTATGAGGAGTGTTATCGCCACCTTGAAGTAAGTTCGGGTAATACGATAGAACCAGAGGGCTCTGATTCATATTGACAGACTACATAACACATACTATAATTGAACTGAAGTAATTTCAAAAACATGGCAAAAGGATTTACTGTTAAGGCGAATGCCCCCAAGAAGAAAGCAGAGGAGTGGGACATCGCAGCGATTAAGGAAAGGATGAAAGGCAAGACCATTGTGTTCTGTCTTCCTGGTCGTGGATGTTCTTTCACATTCCTGAAGAACTTTGTACAACTGTGCTTTGATATGGTACAGAATGGAATGAGTATCCAGATCAGTCAGGACTACTCTTCTATGGTTAACTTTGCACGTTGCAAGTGTTTAGGTGCGAATGTACTCCGTGGACCTAAGCAGATCCCCTGGGATGGAAAGTTGCAATATGATTACCAATTGTGGATTGATAGTGACATTGTATTTGACACTAACAAGTTCTGGCAGTTGTGTGACCTTGCCGTTCCAGCTGAAGGAGAAGAACGTGGCATTACTGCAGGATGGTATGCTACTGAAGATGGTGTCACAACTTCTGTCGCACACTGGTTAGAAGAGGATGATTTCCGTAAGAATGGTGGAGTGATGAATCACGAAACTGTCGAATCTATCCAGAAACGACGCAAACCATTTACTGTTGATTATACAGGATTTGGTTGGGTACTGATCAAGAAGGGTGTCTTTGAAGAAATGGAATACCCCTGGTTTGCTCCTAAGATGCAAGTCTTTGAGAGTGGGAATGTTCAGGACATGTGTGGTGAGGATGTCTCATTCTGTCTTGATGCAAAAGAAATGGGTTATGATATCTGGTGCGATCCTCGTATCAGAGTTGGTCACGAAAAAACTCGCGTTATCTGAGGTACTGAATTATGATGATGAAAGGCGGCACTTATGTTAAGAGTAAGCCGAAGAAAACTCGGCAAGGAAACTCGCAGCATACTTTATTATCCGCGACTTCTCGTAACAAAGCAAAAAAGAAGTATCGTGGACAAGGAAAAGGTTAAATAGAACCAGTTACATTCGTTTATAATGTCTGCGTTAATTTGTAACCTCCCATCGGTTGAAGTATGGGTAAGAAAAGAATATCTTACTGATCATCAATCTGGTCATGGTGAATTCGTTAAAGGCGTCTGGGTGTCGTGTAAGTCGATACCTGGGCGCACTTTTTATTTTGAGACATACTTACCAGAGTATGCTGCTATGTACGATAAATTGCCCATCAGTGCGTTTGTAAGCGCCCCTGAGACGCCTAGTCCTGATATGGACCTACCTAACCTACAATTCTGGAATTGCATGGATTACGGCGTTGTAGCGGTCACTAAGCAGTTCATTGGTTCGATGGACTATGAACTGTATACACGCGACTTTGGTATTCAAAAAGGTACATACATCTGCACGATTGATAACTATCATCAGGATCCTGAGGTAGTTGACTATGCAACAAGTGAAAATCCAGCTGAGCATAAGTCTCATAACTTGATTGAACTTGAAAATGGTCAGTATGCACTGTATCCTAATAACAGAATGCGTATCTATGACAATAGTTTGACACCTGTTGAACCAAAAATGCCCGATTTTAAGGTTTCAACTCAATATTATCAGGTTGAAAACGGTTTTGAACGTCTTGGAATGGGTCGTGAAGACGAATATTTCTGGAAAACGTCAAAAGAACGTAAAATTGAAGATGAAAAAGTTGAAGATATGTACAAATCACAAGAAAATCGCCCTGTAGACCCTTAAAAAGAGAAAAATGACTCCAAATCACGATTTTTTAGACAACTTAGCTAATGATCAGCATCAAAAAATGCTTCGTGAGATCGCAAATGACGATTTGACACCGAAAAAGCGAGATTCTATCGAAGAAACTGAATTTTTTGAAAATGAAACAGATCCAGAACCACTCTATGAGTGAAAAATGATTTAATACCTTAATAAATAAGATATAATCGCAGGATTCTTGTGCCTTTAGAAAGGGTAAGTCGGGGTTTTAAGGATATTAGTATGACTTTTCAGACTAATCCTCTGACAAGTGATCTTATTGTGCTTAAAAATGAGAATGCAATTGCCCGTTCTGTAAGGAATATCGTATTTACGATACCAGGTGAGAAATTTTTTGATGAAACTTTTGGTTCTAACATCAATCGATCACTTTTTGACAACATTGATGAAATATCATCTTTAATAATTAGAGATCAAATTTCAGAATCGATTGAAAGATTTGAACCAAGAGTTCGTTTAGTTGAAGTTGAGGTTTCTCCCGATTTTGACAACAATGCTTTTGATGCCGTAATCACATATGAGATTATTGGTGCTGACATTCCTCCACAAGAATTACAATTTGTCTTGCAGCAAACTAGGTAAACAATGCCATTAGCTAATTTCACAAACCTAGACTTTAGTCAGGTAAAAACAACACTTAGAGAATATCTAAAGGAAAACTCTAATTTTACTGATTATGACTTTGAAGGGTCAAACCTTTCGACTCTTCTTGATGTTTTGGCATACAATACCTACATTACTTCGTACAACGCGAACATGGTCGCGAATGAAGTATTCATTGATAGTGCGACATTAAGAGAAAATGTCGTATCTTTAGCAAGAAATATCGGATATCTCCCTAGATCTAGAAAAGCAGCAACTGCTAACGTTAGTTTTTTCGTAGATACAAGCAATATCACCCCTGTTCCTAGTACAATTACTCTTAAAAAGGGAATTGTAGCTACAAGTCAAGGATCTTTTGGAAGACAATCATATACTTTCTGCATTTTAGAGGATATAACAGTACCAGTTGCGGATAATATTGCATCTTTTAACGATATTTTCATCTATGAGGGATCTCTTTTAACTACTAATTTTACATATAGCGCAAGAACACCCAATCAAAAATTTGTTTTAGAAAATCCAGGTATTGATACTGACTTACTTACTGTCACAGTAAGACCAAATGAGCAATCAACTAGAAGTGTGAAATATAGTCGTCAAGATAGTCTTTTCGACATTAAGTCAGACTCTAAAGTTTACTATCTTCAGGAAGTTGAAGATGAAAGATATCAAGTATTTTTTGGGGATGGAATTTTTGGCAATAAACTTCAAGATAACAATTTTATCACTGTAGACTATATTACATCTAATGGCGATGCTGCAAATGGAGTAAATCAATTTACTTTTGCCGGTAGATTTGTATATACAAGAAATTCTCAAGAATATACAGTAACATCTGGAATTTCTCTTATCTCAACCGGAATATCCGCATCTGGAGGAGAATCAATTGAAGGTGTGGAGTCAATTAAGAAGTTTGCACCAAGAATCTATGCATCTCAGAATAGAGCTTTGACTGCAAATGATTATGAAACACTGATTCCAGCAAAAATTTACCCAGAAACTGAATCTATTTCAGTTTTTGGTGGTGAAGAGTTAGTTCCTCCACAATACGGCAAAGTTTTTATCAGTATTAAACCAAGATTTGGCGATTTTCTTCCAAATCTGATCAAAACAAATATCAAAAACAAATTAAAAAAATATGCGGTGGCAGGTATTGTTCCTGAAATTTTAGATCTCAAATATTTGTACTTAGAGGTAAATACAAAAATTTACTATAATACTAATTTTGCACCATCAGCAACATTTGTTTCATCAATCGTTCAAAACAACACGACAAAGTATTCTGAGTCAAGTGAGTTGAACAAATATGGAGCAAGATTTAAATATAGCAAATTTTTGAAAATGGTTGATGATAGTCATGAATCAGTGACTTCAAATATTACAACCGTAGCCATGAGAAGAGATCTTAGAGTGGTTACAGATACATTTGCTGAGTATCAAATTGGATTTGGAAATTCTTTCCATATTAAGAGCATGAGTGGATATAATATTAAAACTTCTGCTTTTAGAATCGCAGGAATTCAGGATAACGTATATTTGTCTGATATTCCAGATACTAACAGAACCACTGGATCTCTTTTCTTCTTCACTTTACCAAGTGTCGGATCACAATCGCCAACTATTGTAAGAAGAAATATTGGAGTTATTAATTATGTTAGTGGAACTATCACTCTAAATCCTGTTAATATTTTGGCTGCTAAATTAAGAGATAATCAACCAACTATTGAAATTGAGGCAACTCCCTCATCAAATGATATTGTCGGATTACAGGATCTTTATTTGCAACTAGATATAAGTAGCAGCAATTTTGAAACTGTGGTCGATGATATAGCTTCTGGTTTAGACCCGTCTGCTTCTAGTTACATTGTATCCTCCAGTTACCCCAATGGAAATCTAGTTCGTTCAGGTGGTCCAGAAACACCGTCTGTCTCTTCTGGAACAGCAACGGGAGGTTCTTCCGTAGCAACATCAAGGACAACTGTACAACAGTCCGCTGTATCAACGCCACAATCTACTACATCAACATCTGGTTCCTCAGGTGGTTCCTCAGGTGGATCATACTCTTACTAAACACAAAGAAGAAAATTCATAAAATGTCAGAAAACAGAGTTCAGTTTAATGCTATTGTCTCCAATCAACTTCCTTTGTATGTAAAGGAAGATTTTCCACTTATCTCTGAATTTTTAGAGCAGTATTATCTTGGACAAGAGTATCAAGGTGGACCAGTCGATCTCATTCAAAACATTGACAAATATATTAAATTAGACGAAACGACTAATTTATCAGAGTCAGTTGTTTTAAACGGTGATCTTGATTTTGATGAAACAACGATTCAAGTTGATCCAGGGGAATCTCCAACTGGAACTACTGGATTTCCAGACTCTTATGGACTTTTACAAATAAATGATGAAATAATTACATATACAGGAAAAACGAATTTTTCATTCACTGGGTGTATTAGGGGTTTTGTTGGAATTACTTCGTACAGAAGTGAACTTAATAAAGAAGAAGTTATATTTAAAGAAACAGAATCTAATGATCATAAAGATGGATCAACGATTAAAAATTTAAGTTGTTTATTTTTAAAAGAATTTTTATTAAAAACAAAATATCAAATTGCACCAGGTTTTGAGGACAGGAGTTTTACTTCTCAATTAAACCAAAATATTTTTATAAAACAGGTAAAAGATTTTTATTTAAGCAAAGGAACAGATGTATCTTTTGAAATTTTATTCAAAGCATTATATAATGAAGATGTAAAGATCATAAAACCCAGAGACTTTCTAGTTGCACCATCAGATGCTCAATATAGAGTTGTAAATGACTTAGTAGTTGAAGCTATTGACGGAGATCCAGAAAATTTAGAAAATGCAACACTGTTCCAAGATCAATATAAGTTTGGGAATGGTATAAACAAAGCATATGCTCCAATCACAGACATTGAAAAAATACATGTTGGATATGGACAAACTTTTTACAAAATTAGTTTTGATGGTGGATATGACAGAGACATTAGGGTTGAGGGATCGGCCTATGGACAATTTGCTGTAGAACCATCGACTAGGATTATTGGACAAGTTTCCTCTGGTTCTACAATTCTTGATGTTGATTCGACAGTTGGATTTGGATCTACAGGAGAACTGTATGTGTCATACTCTGACACAACTACAGGGGTAGCATCTTATACATCAAAATCTCTAACTCAATTTTTTGGTGTTACTAACGTAACTAAAACAATTCCTGATGCAACTACAGTTGGTGTCAATACTTTTGCTTATGGAAGATCTAAATTAGATCAAGATGATATTATTAAGGTTAGAGTTAATTCTGTTTTAGGATCAATCAACCTACCGCCAAATACAAGTGATCTTTTAAAGGGTGGAAAAATTAATGTAACGACTTTAGGATTTTCTGACGATAATAAAAAAACTAAAAATTGGTTTTATAACATAGCGCCAATTTATAAAGTAAACAAACTGGAGTTGATTGATTCTTCAGATAATACCTATAAGGTTACTTTAAATGTTAGACCTCAAATTAAACCTGGTGATTTCGCTGACTTCGTTTTAAGCAATGGGACAAAAAAATCAACAAGAGTGGTTTCTGTTGGTTCAGAAAAATCTTTTAATGTTAGAGGTCAGGGAGAACTTGATTTAAATTTAACTTATAAGATTCAAAGAAATATTTTAAAAGGAACTTCAAATACTTTTAGTAATATAAATCGTTTTTCTACAGATGTATCGAATGTTTATAAGAATGGAAATGATTATCTAGTAGCTTCACCATCTATTCCGCATTATGAATCTTTGCCACTCAACGTTTCTTCAAGAAGCGTTACTTTTTCTGGAACTTTTAATGGAAATCAATTCACCATATCTCCAGGCAAAGAACATGGATTTTATACAGGCGATGCTGTTCAATATACCGCTGGTTTAGTTAGCGAAACTTCTATTGATGACTCTGGCAGTTCCGTTACCAAGAAAGTTAGAGGGACTGGCCTTTTTGATGACGGACTTTACTTTGTAAAAAGAATTGATGGATTTACTCTACAATTTTCAAGAAGTAGAGATGACATTTATAATTCAAAATTCGTATCACTATCTAAAGAAACTACAGTTTCAAATAGTGTTGTAAAACCATACGAATTGGAAGGTCATGATTTAGTAGATCAAAAATTAGTAAGAGAATTTTCTATTCCAATTAATGATGGCACTATAAGCAAAACAGAACCAGGATTTACTGGTATGCTTGTAAATGGGGTCGAACTGCTAAATTATAAATCAAAAAATGCTGTTAATTATGGAAAAATTGAAAATATTGAAATCCTTGCACCTGGAACAAATATTGACGTAATAAACACACCAAATTTAATTATCAAGGATTCTGTTGGAACTGGTGCTACTGGATATGTCGCCGTATCTGGATCATTGTTAGAAATCAGAATTATAGATGGAGGATTTGATTATCTTGAAACTCCGATCTTAAAAATTTCCGGCGGAAATGGATCTGGTGCCTTAGGTCAAGTCAATATGAAGTCCATTGTGCATAATGTGGACTTTTTTGCAGATTTAGATTCAAAACAAGTTGTAGTTGGTTCTGCTGCTACTCAATCAAGAATTGGTTTTTCAACATACCATAAATTTAAAAATGCAGAGCAAATAATTTATAAAACCAATGACCAAGATGGTATAAGTGGAATAGTAACTAATGCGTCTTATTTTGTTTCTACAATTGACAATACAACAGTAAGTTTACACCCTACCCAAGGTGATGCGATTGCTGGGCTCAATACAGTATTTTTAACATCTCATGGTGTTGGAAAACATTCACTCCAATCTGTAAGTAAAAAGTCAGTAGTTGACTCAATTAATATTGTTAATAGTGGATCTGGATATGAAAATAAAAAAAGAACAGCACCAGCTGCAACTGGAATTAACACTGTTTCGGATTCTATTTTAATTAATAACCATGATTACAGTTCTGGTGAAAAGATAAACTATACATGCACAGGGACAGTTGCATCTGGACTTTCTAATGATACAGAATATTATGTAACTAAAATCAACGATCACTCTTTTAAATTATCTCAGGTTGGGGTTGCCTCTGACACTGAATTTTATTATAGAACAAACCAATATATTGACATTACCTCTGTTGGTGTAGGGACACATACATTTAATTATCCCTCGATCACAGCAACATTAACAGGAAAGATTGGTATATCATCTATCGGATCAGAAACTTTTGAAGCCTCAATTCAACCAATTATTAGAGGTGTGGCAACTTCGGTTCATTTGGAGAATGGAGGTGTTGGATATGGATCCTCGGATATTGTTGGTTTAGATCATCAACCATCAATATCTCTAGATACCGGAGTTGAAGCTCAACTTCAACCAGTTATTAGTAACGGAAGAATTGT